CATTTGCTTTTGCATTTGTTCGCCAATCAGCTTGGAAACACTGTTTGATGCATCATCGCGCACTGAACAAGCAACGTCTGCCCAGGAATGACGGCCGGCCAACTTCAGTGTTGAGTTGTAGATCGGCAATGTGATTTCTTCAAATGTCAAGTTGGGTCTAGCAACGCTGACCACTTGTTTGGTTAATTCTGTTGTGGGTTTTGAAACGCCGAAGTTTTCAAACATCACTCTAAAGCGATATTTGAGTTTGGGCATCAACAGGCCCTGTGCGCTGGCGCTTTGATCGCTAGCTAGTGGTACTGTCATGCGCTGTAATGATGAAACTGCCATTTGTAATCTCCTATATGTTTATTTACCTGAAAAGGTGACTGACAAATCAGTCACCTGTTTCATTATTATCCGCCAGATCCACCAGCGATTTCACCGGTGTTCTTGATACGCAATGGAATGTAAATAAATTCAATTGCCTTGACAGGTTCGATAGCAATATCAACCCACAGTTCGTTTCTGTCAATTCGAGCAGGAGTATTGTTGCTGCCGTCGCAAACCACCAGGTAGTCATAGATAGCTCGCTTGGCAACCAAGTCAATCATCAGGCTGTTGCAAGTATTACTGATCTCATTGCGTGTGATCTGATCATTTGGCTCAAACAAGAACAGTTTACCAATCTCTTCAAGACGTCCACGCAAGAATGCAACCAGTCGGGCCACGTTGATACGATCAAGTGCAGTAGTTGTTACAGTACTGGTCTTGTTGCCAAAGTTTGTGATACCAATACCTGGGATAAACGTAATTGGGTTAATGTTGCGTTCATACAAGATATCGCGAACACTTTGACTCACGCCAATCTGTTCAAACTCACCTGTTGCAGCATTGATATAACCAATTGCGCTGGCATTGTCAATCACACCACGGCGTGTACCAGCTGGTGCAAACCATGGATAGCTGGCAGCATCACTGCGCAGAATTGTACGAACCATCATGTGGCTTGGCGGTTGAACAACTGAGTTGCCACCAAGATCTGTGGTACGGCAACTAGGATAGAACACGCCAGCATAATTGCTGGTAGCTGAGTTGCCATCTTCTGTAACCAAGCCGAGGCCGTTGTTGTTGGTAGCAAATGCCACCAGGCTGTTGCCATCGGGTCCAAGTCTCATTGGCGTATCGCCAACCACAAACAAGGTGTTGTTGCGCTCGTTGCTGAGTGCAATCATGTTGGGTGTCAGTTCAGGATACGCAGGTGTTGCAATCAAGTTGAATTGATTTTGTTCTTCACGTGCTGCTGTGCTGGTGTCAATACCGGCCTTGAGTGCTTCTACAATCAATTGACGTTGTGCCAGGCGGCCAGACCACATGCTGCCATTGGTTTTGTTGCCGCTGGCTGTGAGCCATGTGTTGGTGTTCAACAAGTCCCAGTATGTGCCATTGGTTGGTGCTGTACCAGCTGTGGTATTTACAACACACACATACACAGCATTATCGTAGTTTACAAAATCATTGTACAAGTATGCTGTGGTAGCAGAGTACGAATCAATTGCAAACGCAGTAGATGTGGTATTGAAGTAGTTGCCCTGGAAGCTCTTGACATTGTAACCTGAACGGCGTGTGTTGAACAACAACATACCTTGTGGATACAAGGCAGGATCAGGAGCATCAACATCAAGATAGTTGCTGGTCAACAGGCTCACAATGCTTGGGAACGGATCTGCTACACAATCTGTGGTACCGTTTGGTGCCCAGCGAGCATCTGCAAACAAGATACCGCTTTGCGATACCTGGTCAGTGGTGTCAACTTCTACCCATTGGTCAGTTCCGCTGACTGCTTGCCAACGATACAGTTTGGGGTAGTTTTCAAGATCGCTGGTGTCAATCCACAAGTCACCGTAGGCCAAGGGCGATTCTGCTGTGTCAGTTTGTGTGACAGGAGCGGATGCACTTATGATTGGTCCGGCTGCATTGCACAATGTCAAGTCATAGCCGCGAACATCGTTGGTTACATTTTGATAACCTTGCCAGATTCCGTTGTCTTGAATCAGGATATCAGCGTCACTTACTGAGCTGTAGTACCATAAGCGACCAGTTGCAGGATCTTGGTCTGGTGCTGTGACGCTGGTGGTATAGGTGAACAGTGGTGTTGTTACAAAATTACTTAAAGTAAGTCCTGTGGCAGGTGTATCATTTCTTTGTCGTACTTTAGGAGTGCTCAAAGAGAATCCTGCTGTGGTCAGCGGTGTTCCAGTGCCCACGGCTGTGTTGATTATGCCACCTTGGCTGTGTGTGAACACAATGTTTCCAGCAGTGTTGACACTGGCTGACACATAAGGCACAGCCGCTTGTGAAACAGCCGTAATAAAATCTGCCACGATTCCTGTTCCGCCAATTGTGACCGTGCCAGTATTGGTAGTCGTTGTACCGGCTTCAGTTGCTACAATAGTAAAGCTATTGCCCACTACAAATGCTGTTCCTGTAGGCGTTGTGGTTCCTGTAACTTCCAAGGCACCAACTGCATATCTTTCAAGCAGGAGGAAAGCAAATGTGTTGAGTGGTGTAGTGCTGTAGAAACTTGAATCATACACTGCATAAGTAGTGCCAACTGGAATATTTCTTCCGCCACCTGATGGATCTAGACCATAGATAGCAAGTCTGTCACCAGAATACACTGGGCAATTTTGTGATACAAATGTGGCCAGTGCGGTGCTGTATGATTTAACACTCAAGTTCATGCCGTTGTTGGCGCTGCTGATATTTTGCCATACAGAACCTGTGGGACGACCGCCATCGGTATCAGTGGTTCTCCAACGTGGTTGCTGATAACTGTATCCAGGAAAGTAATCAGGTGCTGCATATTCACCAGTGACAATTCCCAAAGCTGTCAACAATGCTGCACCGCTGACAGTTCCTGCATCAACAGTGATCAGACCATTGTTGCTGAGGGTTGAGCCGTCATTTGCCGCAGTGGAATCAGCGTACAGGTACAACTGATTTGATACGTTGCGAGCTGTAACGCCTGTGATGGCTGCCGCATTGATTACCGCCACAAGTCCTGCCACAGTGTTGGTGGCACCAACTGTGACCAAGTTATCATTGATAAACATGTTTGCACCAACTGTCAGGCTGGTAGGAGCATTGGCACCTACCAGTGTGGGCCAGGCAGTTTTCCAGGCATTGCTGCCAATCTGCACCCAGACGTTTTGGTAGGTTTTGTAGTAACCAAACACATACTGATCAATTGCTGTGATTGCATAATCGCCAATGCTGCCATATGATGCCACTGGGGTATTGTCAGCAATGGGATCGACACCGTTGCCGCCTACTACCTCAGTAACATCGGTGATCACTGCAGGAATCTGATTGGTAAAGGTTGCTGTGGCCTGGTTCCACTCAAAAATACCCCAGGTACTGATACTAGAATCCAACCAGTATGTGCCATTAGCAGGGTCACCTGTGGGGCGAGTCAAGCTGGCTGTGAGAGCTGTCAAATCAACATCAGCACGTTGAATATACGCACGATTGGTAACACCCAGAGACGAGTAAGCTGCAAGCAAGCCATATTCGTTGAGTTCGTAGCCATTGATTGGAGTGCCTGTTGTGGTGTTGTAAAAGAACGGTACACCAAATGTGGCAGCCAGATCACGCTGACTAGTAATTAGATACGTTTTGTTGGCATTGGCTGCAAGGGTACCTGCTGCCACAGTGATGCCGTCACTGGATACCTTGTTCTGTGCTGTGGCAATCACAAAGTACGGAACTGTATTGACTGCTGATGGGATGTACTGACTTTCGTCAATAACTGTTACTTCTACGCCGGGGCTAACTAGGGCCATTGTTATTCTCCTAAAATTTTATCAACTATTTGCTTGCAGATACCTGATGTACCCATGCAATCGCATAGTGATATTTATAGGTATATTCAAAAAAGTGGTATCTACAGCAACCTTTGGCAAAGGTCCACTGGAAAAGATTCAGTATAAATATCCAATGCAAAGCCCCATATGTAAAGCCTGTGACCAACGACCCTGTGCTGTCAACTACTATCGTGACGGTACAGCACACTATCGAACAAGATGTGAGACCTGTGCTAGAAAAGGAAGAGGGATCAAAAGCAGAAAACCACGCTGGGAAACAGCCGGCTACAAGAAAAAACCCGCATGTGACAAATGCGGGTTCAAGGCCAAGCACTCAAGTCAGCTGTTGGTGCTGCATGCTGATGGTAATCTCAACAATACTGAACTTCGTAACTTGAAAACTGTTTGTTTGAATTGTGCTGCGGATCTAAGGCGCACAGATTCTATTTGGCGTCCAGGTGATCTTGAACCAGACGTGTGACCTGCTCATACAGGTGATCTAGTGTGGAATTGTTGTCCAGCACAGCATCAAACTTGGTGCCTGCCCAGGCATATTCGCTGGCATGAATTTTACTACGTTCCAGCTTGCCTTTGCTGATGCTCCAGTTAGAGTTGCCATCGGGTCCGTGATTTACGCTGACTGCTGCATCATACCACACAGGTTCGGGG